GGAACTGAAAAATGGCGAATACTATTGATATAGCCTTCATTAAACAGTTCGAATCTGAAGTTCACATGGCTTATCAGCGTATGGGTTCTAAACTCCGTAATACTGTACGCACTGTTGGTAATGTCCGTGGTAGCGTTGTTCGCTTTCAGAAAATCGGTTCGGGCGCTGCTTCAACCAAAACTCGTAACGGCGATGTCACCGCTATGGAGCTTGTGCATACAAATGTAGAAGCAACAATGGCAGACTTCTATGCCGCAGAATACATCGACAAGCTTGATGAATTAAAAATCAATATCGATGAGCGTCAGGCAGTGGCACAATCAGCCGCCGCCGCATTGGGTCGTAAGACTGATGACCTCATCTACACTGCTATGGACGCAGGTGCTAACGCAACACAGATTAATTCGACTGCGGCGGCAGTTGATAAAGCAGACTTGCTCACTCTGTTTGAAACATTTGGCACTGCCGACCTTCCAGAAGATGGTCAGCGTTACTTAGCAATGTCACCTGCTGGTTATGCAGATCTGTTTAACATCAACGAATTTGCATCAAGCGATTTCGTAGGTGAGCAGAACTTGCCTTATGCTGGCGGTATGACAATGAAGGAATTCTTGGGCTTCAAGATTTTCTCAACATCAGCAGTAACTGCTGGTAAGAACATTGCTTACCACACATCTGCTATGGGCTTGGGCATCAACTCAGATGTTCAAACTGAGATTAATTATGTGCCTCAGAAAGCCGCACACCTTGCTACTTCTATGATGTCAATGGGTGCTGTTGTTATTGATGACAACGGTATCTATGAAGTCTTAGATAATAACTAAGGGATTGGGGGGCTTCGGCCCCCCATTACCAGATGTCAACGGTAGCAAACTCAGGAATAGATATAGCGTCACGCGGATTGATATTGATTGGCGCAGAGCCAATTACATCATTTACTGCTGACAGCACCGAGGCTCTTGTAGCCTCTAACTTGTATGAAGATACAGTGCGCACTGCGCTGTGTGCTTCACGCTGGCGTTTTGCTACAAATCAGCAATCGCTAAATAAACTTTCTGCTACTCCAACGGGGCGATTTGATGTTGCTCACCAATTGCCACATGACTTGCTTATGTTACATGCGGTGACGATAGAAGATAACTTAATTGAATACACAATTTATGGTGACAAACTTTATCACAATGTCAGCACAAATAATGATGTAGTTGCTGATTATACTTTTAGAGCGCTTGAGCAAGACTTTCCTAGCTACTTTACATTGGCTGTTGAATATTCGCTTGCCGCATCCTTTGCGCTGGCTATTGCAAGAGATGAAGCAATGGCAGGCATGATGGAGCGTAAAGCATTGCAGTTAATGCAACAGGCAAAGACACTTGATTCCCAGCAACAAACAACACGCAGATTAGTGACATCGAGGTTTATTTCTGAAAGGCGAAGCTGATGCCGCGCATTCGTGTACCGCTAAATAACTTTGCTTTTGGAGAAATTAATCCATCGCTTACTTCTCGCGTAGATAGTCCTGTCTACACGCAAGCTGGCGAATCTGTAAAAAACTTTTTTATACGTGCAGAAGGTGGTGTGATTAAACGTCCAGCTACTAAGCGGCTGTATAATTTTAGCCACACTTACGACAGTAGTTTAATTCAACAGATACGCATTGAGCCTTTTGTTTTTTCTGATGACGAGAAATACATTGTCGCTTTCTCTAGTGGTCAACTTGATATCTTCCGCATCATCGCCTCAACGAATGTGGTTTCCCACATTCAAACAATTACTACTGATGTGGATGGCAACGCTCTTCCTATTACCAATACCAATCTTAATCAGTTTACGTATGCACAGCGGGGAGATTTTATGTTCCTCGCTCACACATCTTTCTTGTGCAGAATGTTGGTTAGAACTGGCCTTACTACTTTTGAAGTAAGACTGTTTGATTTTGATACATCAATTGATGGCAATAGAACTCTACAGCCATATTATAACTTTCAGTCATCAAGTGTAACATTGTCATCAAGTGCCACTAGCGGCAATGGCGTTACATTAACTTCTAGCGCGTCATATTTTACAGCTAATCATGTTGGCATTAAAATTTTAATTGGTGATGCAGAAGCAGAGATAAAAACATTTACAAGCGGAACATCTGTAACAGCAGATATTCTTGGCACGTTAAAAGCACAGTTAGATGTTGATGCTATTCAAACAAAGAATGGTTCAAACAAGATAGAAATAACACATGCATTGCATGGTTTGTCATCAGGTGCATCTGTTACAATTGCAGACGCAGGTGGTGTTGGCGGTATCTCAGCTTCTAATATCAATGGCTCACGCACAATAAGCCGCGTCATAAACAAAAATGTATATGAAGTAACCGCAGGTGCGAGTGCAACATCAGAAGCCATTGGCGGCGGTTCACCCACCATTGAAAGTAGCGCGGCTACAACTGAATGGTATGAGCAATCTTATTCGTCTCTCAGAGGCTTCCCTGCGGCTGTAACCTTCCATGAAGATAGATTGTGGTTTGGTGGCACACCATCGCAACCAGACGGGCTCTGGGGGTCAGCAACAGGGGAATATTTTAACTTTGATTTAGGTGATGCAGAAGATAATGACGCGCTTGATTTGGATGCAAACATTGGTGCAACTAATCAAATACGTCACCTTGTTTCTAATCGTGATTTACAAGTCTTTGCCTCTCGCGCAGAATTTTATCTACCCTCTTTTGCAGAGAAAGCTTTAACGCCAGAGAACGCAAAGATATCTTCACAGACACCATTTGGCACTGGCTTTGTTAGACCGCAATCATTAGATGGTGCAACTATGTTTGTGCAATCTACTGGCACAGCAGTTCGTGAATATATTTATTCTGATGCAGAGGGTGCTTACACAGGCAACATGATATCTCTGTTGTCATCACATCTTATCGTTGCACCAATACAACTTGCTACCGTAAAAGGTTCATTGGAAAGACCCGGTGCGTATGGTTTCTTCTTGATGAATAATGGTGAGATTGGTGTTTATTACAGCATTAGAAGTGAGAAGCGTGCTGGTTGGATGCGCTGGGAAACAGCAGGTAAGTTTCATTCTATCTGTTCTGTTGAAGAAGATTTGTATGTTGTAAGTGTAAGAGATGATGGTTCTGGCACAGATAAGTTATACTTAGAGCGTTTTCAAACAGACATGGATATGGATTTCTGTGATGAGTTTACTGGCTCTAATGGTGTATTTACTGTAAGCGCTCACTTTGCAAATGGTGCTGTTGTAGATGTAACAGATGGTGATGATTATCTGGGGCAGTTTACAGTATCAGGTGGGCAGTTGGATGTAAGCGGTGTAAAGGCAAGCACAAGCATTCAAGCTGGATATAAGTTTGTTCCAGAATTAAAAACACTGCCGATAGATGGTCAGGTGCAGGGCGGCTTCCTGACTGCACGCCCACGGCGTATATCAATGGTTGATTTGGATTTGAACGACACATTAAGCGTATCTGTCAATGGAACAGATATGACAATTCGTAATGTTAATTTTACGATAGGCGGCAGTGTGCAAAGAATATCAGGCAAGAAAGAGTTTCGCCCTCTTGGATATAGCAAAGACCCTAGAGTAACGATATCGCAAAGCGCTCCATTGCCCTTGCAGATTAATGGTTTGATAGCAGAGGTGGCTTTCTAATGTTGAATTTTTTAGCAATGAGCAATCCAGCGTTTATGATAGCAGGCGCAGGCTTGTCTATATACGGTTCTTTGCAAGCTGGTAAAGCAGAGCAACAGCGTCAAAAAGCTATTGCCGCGCAACAAGAACAGAACGCAAAGTTTGAACAGTTATCTGCTATGCAGGCACATAACGAAAGACAAGATAGACTAGCTACTTTGATTGGTATGAACGAAACATCAAGGGCTGTAAACAATCGTGGCTCGAATGACCGTTCTATTGCGGCGTTGAGTAAAGCAGAAAGAAAGAGATCTGCAACGACTGATGGTAGAGCAAGAACACAAAGCATGCTGACAATAAGCAGAACAAAGTTTGCCGCCGCAGATGCAAGAGCCAGCGGCAATCAAGCTATGAGAAGTGCCTTATTTCAATCTGTGAATACAGGCATACAAGCTTATGATAGAATTAGTCAGGTGTCATAATGGCAGAAATAAAAAGATTACAATCACAACAAGTATTTAATAAGCCTATTGGCATTGTTCAGCCATCTACTTCTGCTGTAGAAGCAGGGCGTAACTTAGAACGTTTGGGTTCTCAAATGATGCAACGTGCATTTGAGGCTGAGGTTGATGTTCAGAAACAAAAAGGTATAGATGCCGCGCGTGGCTTTGCGGCTACGAATACTGATGGAGAAATAGTCTATCGCAAGCTTCCGCAAGGCTTATCAAAAATTGCGCAAAGAGAAGCACAGCCAATCATAGATAAAAAATATAGTGCTGCTCTTTTATCTGACATGAAGGCAGAGGCTAAAAAACTTCGCGCAGATTTTGACAAAGACCCTGATGGTTTTGACAATGCTTTTTCTGCTTATGTAAAGAAAACAGCAGAGCTTACAGACCCACGTTATAAAGCTATTGCAATAGACGTTGGCGCTGAAATAGCAGGTCAAAATACTGCTGATATATATGCTGATAAAGCCGAAGCTGATGATGCACAAGACTACAAAAATATGTTTGATGCCATCGAAGCGGCTGGGCAAGACCTTGAAGCTTTCATCAATGCTGGTGCGCCCATAAATGATGGCAGTGTTGCTCATGCAAAATTTATGAATACCATGCGTGAGATTGATGAGCTTGTTGACTTGCATGGTGATCGCATGTCTGTAACGCAAGCAAGAAACATGAGAACAAATCTTAAACGTCAATATGGCGGCGCTATGGCTAGCTCTGTTGTTGCTAAGTTACAAGCCTTGCCAGAGTTCCAAGACCCTGCTTTTGGCGCTGATATGGCGGCTAATGTTATCAATGCACTTGAACAAGTTTATCGTTCTGGTTCAATAGATGCTATTGAGCCTGCTGTTATGAAGCATTTAACTGATGCTGGTTTTAGTGAGCGCATGATATCTGGTGATGTATTTGATGCTGAAAGCAGGCGTGTTATTGCTGGCGATATATCGGTTATGGAAAATAATTTTCAAGAAAGGTTAGTCGCAACAAAAGATAAAAACAGAGCAGATGCAACACTATCTATGCTGAATGATGGGTTCTTAGTTTCCAAAGATGATATGGATAATTTGTTTGCTCAAGAAGGCATAAGAGATGTTGAAAGCCTAATGAATAATTTAGGCAACATCTTAAACCCTGCTAATGCAAGTACAAAACCTATAAGAAATATACTTCTACATTCTAATAGCGACCTTCCAACAGTAGTTCAAAATTTATTTTCTACTGACAATCTTGAGAAGCTTGCTAATACAGGTCAGCTTCCGATTGCCATGAATTTGTATCGCCAAGCTACTAAGCGCATGAACAAAGATGGTAGCGGTGCAAACACTGTCACCAGAGGTGTATCTGATAATGTTATTGTTGAGATGGAAGCGTTAAGCGCTTATCGCAATAGCGTTAAAGAAGTAAGCTTTGAGGAGTATTATCAACGCAGGGGAGAGCTTGCACGCAATCCACAGCGTAAAGAAATCTTGAACGCCAAGCTTGGTAAGAATGGCGATAAGCAAATTAAAATAGCTGACTTTGTTAATGACCAATTAGACAGCGATGCCTCACCTGAAGAGGCCGCATATTATATGCAGTATGCAGAAGATTTAGTTCTTATGCATGGCAAAGAATTGGCAGGTGATATATTACATGAATCTTCTAAAAGAGTATTTATGAAGTCACCTTTTATTATGGGTGAGGGGCGCTCACGTTTTGCGCCAGAAAAAGCATTCCCGAGCCGCACTGATATGGATATTTTTGAAGTGCATACACAAGGCTTGTTAGATACTGCCGATGGTGATTATACGCTCGGCGAGAACGCTTTTCTTATTCCAGACCCGAGACATGGTGTGGTTAATCCTGTTTACATGATTGTTGATGAAAACAAAATGCCTATAATGTCTGGCTCAGAGCCTTTGTTTGCCAGCGGTCAAGCTGTTGTTGAACAGCGCATGAATATGAAAAACCAAACCGAAGAACAGCTACGAAAAAAGATGCGTGAAGAACAACAGCGCAGATTAGGTTTCAGTGAAATCAAAAATAAAGAGCGCCCACAAGGCCGCATTAATCAAACGCAGGGTGATTTACTTGACGAAATAGCGGGTAGAAAATGATAGACCTCAATCAGCGAGACTTCTTTATATCTGTTCCAGATGATATGCGCTATCAAGCGCCTGCTGGTTTTTGGGAAGGCGTTGCCGCTACATCTGCATATAACAACATGCCGCTTGTTGAATCTGTGCGAGAAGAAATGATGTTTGGTTCACGCGCTAGAGATGCTTCATTTGACCCTGTAGATGTTATAGATGATGAGTATCTACCTTACTATGAAGAGTTTGTAAGAGCTAAAGACCAAGAGCATTTTGACTTTATAAAACAGCGCGTTGACAATGAACGGCGGCGCAAGCAAACAATGTCGGATGCAAGTTTTGCATCGCAGATAGTTGGCGGTATGGCTGACCCTTTATTCTTTACTGCATTTATACCTGCGTTAAATGTTGTGTCGTTGAGTGGCGGTATAGCGCGTAGTGCATATAACTTTGGGAAAATAGGTGCGGCTTATGGAGTTGCATCAGAAGCACGCCGCGCTCCTTTTGCGCAAACAGATGACCCATTTGAAAGCACACAGAATATTGCAAGCGCTACAGTGTTTAGTGCATTCTTTGGCGGCGCACTTAAAGGTGCTACTTATACAGCGCCTTTCTTTAAATCATCTGCTAACAAAGTAAACCGTATAGCAAGGGGTGAAGAAGTACCCCCTTTATTCACCGATGAGAATACAGGCAAGCCTACATTAGTTGGTGATAACGAAAAGTTTGACGTAAAAGTTTACAATCCTTTTGGCTCTTACTTTCAGCGTGCGTTATCTAATCCTAATATTCCCGCTGGCGTTAAAGAAAAAATGTTGAGGTATACTTACAATTCTTCTGTTGGTTTAAAGGGTGCTGGTGATACTACAGCGCCGCAATCTGTTATTCAAATGGCGCAAACCTATGAAGGGTTGGCGCATGAATATATGAAGAAGTTTTCTGACTTGCATAGAATGCAAGTTGATGGTCATAAGCAAGCTCGTTTCCTTGGCGCTGACACACAAGAGATGACATTTAGAACTGGTGACTTTAATGATTGGTTTGAAGATACTGTAACGCGCTATATGCAACAGGATAATCCAAACCCTACTATTTCTAGAAAAGCACTTGATGGCGCTACCAAAGAACAGAAGCAAGCTTTTAAAGAGTTTGATACATTCTTTAAAGCGTTTGATGAAGATGCACGTTATGTTGGCGTGTTGCGTGATGATGCGCGTATCAAAGCAGACATGGCAAAGTTGCAAAAACTTGTTGATGAAAAAGCAGCCAAACTTGCTAATTTAGAAGATTCCATGAAAGCCAAAGGCGGTGCTACATCAAAGCAAGCAAAGATGCGTAACGACTTAGATGGAGAAATGGCTGGCTTAAGAACAAGACTTGATGAGTTGCAAGGCGTTCTTGATACACCAACGCGCAAATCATTTAGGTTTGCTATGTATTATAACAAGCTTTTACTTAGCGGTGATGATGCGGCAAGAGCAAAATTTACGCAAACTTTAGTAGACCATTACACTCAAAAGGGTTTGCCTAATCCTAAAGAAAGCGCAGATATGACGGTTGCTCGCATTCTTGAGGAAGCGGCAGAGGAGTTAGAAGATGCAAGAGCAACTGGCAAAGCTGGTAGTGCAAAGCATTTAAAGCATCGCAAGACAGATTTAGAAGAGTGGCAGGTAGAAGAGTTTTTAGTTAAAACGCCTGATGTGTTTCACACTTACGCACAACAGATGGGCAGGCGCATTGAGCATGCTAGAGCATTTGATGGCAAGAACATTGATGAAATCTTAGAAGAAGTAACAGATGAAATGGTAAAGGCTCGTATGTCTGCTGAAGAAATTGCAGAGGTGCGTGCTGGTTTTGTAGGTGAGCATGACCGCGTAATGGGCGCACTTTCGCGCTCTCCTGATAGATATGATAATCAGCTATCTAAGTTTTTAAAAAACTATGCTGGTTGGGCGTATCTAGGCGGTGCTGGTATTTCTGCTGTTACAGATGCAGGCACTATTGTTTTAGCGCATGGCTACAGAGATGTGTATCGTGCGGCGGCGGCGGCATTGAATGATAGGTCTGTTGGTAAAGTATTAACTGAAATGCAAAATGGTGGTGCGGCTCTTGATATGATCCGCAACTTTGCTCAGCAGAAATTACTCGGCGATACAATGAAGCGGGTACAGCCGAACAAGCTTGAGCAAGTGCAAGAGGTTGGCAATCGTATTATGTATACAGCTAACGGTCTTGGCCCACTTACAACTATATTTAAATTTGCAGATGGTCTTTTAACCAATGATAAATTTTATCGTCTTTCTAAAAAGATGGCAGATGGTAAACGCCTATCTCGTTATGACCAAGAATATTTAAATCGCTATGGTATTGATGATGAGCTAGCAAAATATGTTTCTGATATGCCATTTGAAAAAGCAGAAGGCAGTAACTTTTTTTTAGCAAACACAGACAACTGGCCTAACAAAACACCACAAGAACGTTTGTTAAAACGCAGATATCAAGCGGCAGTTACAGCCCACTCTGATAACTCTGTTGTTATGGGGCAAGCTTTCGACCGCCCATTAATTATGGATGGTGTTACTTATGTTAAAGACAATCCAGCCTTTGCTGGCATGCGCAAGATATATCCTAACTTGTTTGCTATTGATAAGAAGGCATCTTATGGCGGGGTGAATATGGTGCGTATAGAAAGCGGTTTAATGACATTGCCGTTTACTTTTATGAACTTTGTGTTTGGCGCAAACAATAAAATCTTAGGTGCTATGTTAGACCCTGCAAGGCGCAATAGAATACAAGGTGCAACAGCTTTAATTGCGCTGTCTTATTTGTCTTTTGAAATCAAATCTAGTTTAGGCATGGCAAGCTGGTGGGATAGAGAAAGCGAATCTCCTGACATTATTGCGCGTGTAATTGACCACTCTGGTTTAATGGGTATTTATGGTGACTTAGGTTATATGGGCTTGGCTGTTGCTGGTAATTTTGCAAACAAACCAGAGGACTTTTTTATTGAACCAAAGTTTGTAAGCCCAGATAGAGAAGATAGATTGGTAGATGGTTTGATAACACCATTTGGTGCGCCTGTTGATTTAGGCGTTGGTTTTTATAGAGCCGCCAATGATTTAATTAACGGAAATATAAGTGATGGCGCAAATGAAATCAGACGCAATCTGCCGTTTGTTGGCCTGCCATTTATTCGTGATGATGTTAAAGAGCTAACCAATACCATAAGCCGCTACTAATTGTGCGTGGCATACTGCATTAGTGCATGATAAGGGGATAAAATGACTATTAACCTTGCAGATAATGATCCAAGAGTTTCTTATGCCGTTGCGGCTGGTGCAACGCAATCGTCTTTTACTGTGTCGTTTGAGTTCTTCGCTGATGCGGATTTAAATGTTTATGTAGATGGCACTCTTAAAACATTAACAACTGATTACACAGTAACAGGCGGGTCTGGTTCTACTGGTTCTATAGCTATATCTGTCACTGGCGCGTCTGGTGGTTCAACGGTTGTTATTACACGCTCGATTGCATTAGAGCGTACAACAGACTTCCCATCATCAGGCCCGTTTGATATCTCATCACTCAATGAAGAGCTAGATAAATTTATATCTATTGCAGGTGACTTAAAAGATAAATCTGACCGCGCTTTGCAACTGACAGATTTTGATACAAATGTGTCTCTTACATTGCCTGATGTAAATACACGCAAAGGCACAGTGTTGGCATTTGATTCAGTTACAGGTGCGGTAGTAGCTGGGCCACAAACAGGCAATGTCAATACTATTGCGGCTATAGCAACAGACATTGCAAACTTGGCTGACATTGAAGATGGTACTGTAGCTACAGATGCTATTAGCGACACAGCCGCTATTGCATCAAATGTAACTACTGTTGCTGGCATATCAAGCAACGTCACTACTGTTGCTAGTATATCTTCAGATGTAACTGCTGTTGCCGCAGACGCTACAGATATTGGCACAGTGGCTACTGATATTGCGAATGTGAATACTGTTAGCACTGATATTGTAAACGTAAATGCTGTTGCTAATAATGCAAGTAATATAAATGCTGTTGCTGGCAACGCTTCTAATATTAATACTGTTTCTAGTAATATTGCTAATATTAACGGCGTAAATTCAAATGCCTCCAACATAAACACTGTTGCTGGCAATGATGCCAACATTACAACGGTTGCAGGCATTTCTGCTAATGTGACTACTGTAGCTGGCATCTCTGCAAATGTGACAACCGTTGCAGGTGACAGTGCAGATATTGGAACTTTGTCTGCAATTTCTTCTGATATTACGAGTTTGGCTAATGCGTTGGGTGCAAGTACCACCTATGTTGTTACTGTTGTTGGTGGTATTTATTATCTTGGTGGTGTTGCAAATCCTGTTCTGACATTTGATAGAGGCAATACTTATATATTTGATTTGTCTGATAGCAGTAACACTGGTCATCCTTTAGCATTTAAAGATGGTTCTGGTAATAGCTATACTACTGGTGTGACAACCACTGGCACAGCAGGCTCATCAGGCGCACAGGTGCAGATTGATGTTGACAATGCCGCCCCTGCTTCTTTGCGATATTATTGTACAGTTCATGGCAATGGCATGGGCAATACAATTACAGTTGTAAACTCAAATCTTGCTCTTGTAGCTTCCAACATTACAAGCGTTAATTCTGTTGCTGGAAATGCAACTAATATAAATACAGCGGCAACAAATATTTCTGGTATTAATACAGCCGCAAACAGTATTTCTGCTATTAACGATTTTAATGATATCTTTACTGCGAGTGCTTCTGCACCATCTTCACCAAGCGAAGGTGACCTGTGGTATGACACTACTAACTCTTCACTAAAAGTTTATGTATCTGGCTCATTTCAAGTTGCTGGTGCTTATCTGCAAGGTTTGACATCAACGCATGTGTTTACGGCTACAGCGGCACAGACAACTTTCACAACAGATGATGCTGGCAATACAATGAGTATTTTTGCCAATGGCAATACATTGGTATTTTTAAATGGTATTCGTTTAATTGAAGGCACAAGTTCTTCAAATGATTATTATATAAGCGGCAACAATGTAATCTTAAATAGCGGTGCGGCTGTTGGTGACATGGTTTATGTTGAGGTGTTTACAAAAGTAAGCACAACACAAGAGGCCAGCTTAAACAGTCTAGTATCACAAGCGCAAACATCGGCTACAAATGCGGCAACCAGTGAAACAAATGCCGCAACCAGCGCATCTAATGCATCCACCTCAGAAACGAATGCATCTTCATCAGCCTCTTCTGCATCAACATCTGCCGCAACTGCGACATCACAGGCATCAGCGGCTTCTACATCTGCTTCTAATGCCGCAACTTCAGAATCAAATGCGGCTTCATCAGCTACAGCGGCGGCGGCATCTGCAAACCAAGCGGCGGCATCTGCTGGTGGTGGAACGCTAAAGATAAGCGGTAATGATACAACAGCAGATGTTTTGGAAAACAAACTCGTAGCTGGTACTGGCGTTACCTTTACCAAAAATAATTCAGGCGCGAATGAAACGATATCAGTAGCGGTTAATCCATTCTCTTTAACAGAGAGCAATGCAACCGCAACTGCCGCGCAAACATCATTTAGCGTTACCTATACTGCTGGTTTAATACAGGTATTTATGAATGGTGTTAAATTAATTTCTGGTTCTGATTTTACAGCTACCAATGGTACATCTGTTGTTTTGTCAAGCGGTGCGGCGGCTGGTGATGTACTTGAGTTCGTGGTCTTTGGATAGGAGTAGATAATGACAAAGGCAAGACAAATGGCTGACCTCATTGATAATAACGGTGATG